TGGTAATAATAATGAAGCTGGTTATTGCTGTTTTATAAAAAATGTAAAAGGAAAAACTACATTTGTATTTAAGAGTTTAGATGAATTATATGCTGCTGCTATTCAATATAGATTTATTGTAGGACCGGATGTTTTAAAAAATCATTATCCTATATATACATACAAGATTTATGATAATTCAGAACTTATAACTGATTATGGTGCAAAATCACAAAAATATGATTATTTTAATTATGATACTGGTGAGTGGATAGATAATTCTATATCTGTTAATGATTTTAATTCTTTATCTGATTATTTTTTGATAAATAATGATGATACAAGTGATAGTACTTTTTTCAAATTAGGTCGTAGCAATGATTTTACTAGTGATTTTAATGGTAAAGCTAGAAATAGTTATTATAATAGACTTGGACAGTTAATTAGTATGTGGGCTTCTACTCAAGGTTTAGAAAATATAGTTCCAGGAAATATAGTACGAGTTATTTTTGGTGAAATGTTACATAGAAAAAATTTATTTTTGTATCAACATACCGGCTATTGGATGGTAAAAAGAGTTGTTCATATTATAGGACAATCATTTTTGACAAATCTTTTGTTAGTGCGTAATGGAATTGATACGGATCAAGAAAATACTTTAATGAAAGCAGCTAAGCAGAAGAAATAATGTTTAAACAGAGCACACTAAAATTTAATGGGATGTATCGAGGAAAGGTACTTGATAATATCGATCCTGATAAATTAGGTAGATTAAAAATTCAAGTATTCGGAGTATTTGATAAAATAGTAGTGGAGGATATTCCTTGGGCAGTTCCAGCATTTCCTTTATTTTCAGGTTCAGGTAGTGGTTATGGATATTTTGTTGTTCCAGAAGTAGATTCATTTGTTTGGGTATTTTTTGAAGCAGGTGATTTGTATCAGCCAGTTTATTTTGCAGAAGCTCCATCAGCTGTTCATGGAATTCCATCTGAGGCTACAACTAATTATCCTTATCGAAAGATTTTGAAAACTAAGGCGGGGGTAGTTTTAATGATAGATGATTCAACAGGGGATATTACTATAGATACAACAGGAACTTCAGGTAGTGTTGTAATAAAAGGAGCTTCTGTTAGTATTAATCCATAATGTATATTCAAAAAGAGAGATCTCTTGTTAGACAGCAAGCTCATTAGATTTAGATAGGTAGATCAAGTTGTTATAAGGAAGATTAGATAGATGTCCAGAAAAGTAGCTTTATTAGGAGATAGTTCAAATCATGGAGGATCAATAATAACTTCTAACCAGGATGGAACTGTAAAAGCAGAAGGAAAAGAAATTCCTGTTGAAGGAGCAATGTTTAGTTGTCCTATTGAAGAACATGGAGTAACAGCAATTACTAGTAATTTAGATGATGATTGGTTTATTAATGGGAAAAAGGTTGTTTTAGAAGGAAGTGTAGCTGGATGTGGAGCAGTGATAATTTCTTCAGCAGTTAAAACTTTTGGAAATTAATTTATGGCAATACAAATAGGAACAATCTGGTCGGATTTGGATCATCGTTTAGTTTTAGATGCACAAGGTGAAATTAAAATAGCTATTAATATGCAAGCAGTAATGTCTTCTATTGATAATATTTTAAGAACCTATCGGGGGGAACGTGTAATGCTTCCTGAATTTGGAAGTATGCTTCGAAATATTGTATTTGAACAAATAGATGATGATTTAGTTGATTTTATATCTCGTGATATAAAAGATGTTATTGAAATTTGGGATGATAGAATTACTGTTAAGGAAATTTCTTTTCTTCCAGAACCGGATAAAAATTCTATATCTCTGCAATTATCATTTTCAATAAGAGGATATAAGCAAATTTTTAAATATGTTGCTCCTATACAAGGGGAGGTTGAGTAATGTCTGATATTTTAAACTATACGTCTTATAATTTTGATGATCTGGTTGAAGCCTTACAAGATCGTCTTAAAAATAAAGAAACTTGGATAGATATATATAGATCAGGTACTGGACAGATGCTGATAGAATTACTAGCTTATATTCTTAATACTGGTTTATATTATACAGAAAGAAGAGCTAATGAATCCTATCTTTCTACTGCTAAAAATCGTTCCAGTGTTATAGCATTGGTATCATTATTAAACTATATTCCTAAAAGAAAAACTTCCTCCACGGGAAATTTAACTTTTAGTATTGTATCTCCTTTAACTAAAATAGTCTATATTCCTAAGTATACAGAATGTCAATCTGTATCTGGATTAAAGTATTTGACAAATGAAAGTACTGTAATAGAAAAAGGACAAACATCTGTTAGTGCAAGTTCTATTCAAGGAGAATTGAAACAAATAGAAGTTACATCAAATGGTGTAATAAATCAGGAATATTTAATTAGCAGCATTAATGTAGAAAATTCTGCTAATGTTAATAATCCTACTTTACGTATATTAGTGGATAGCGTGGAATGGACAAATGTTAATTCATTTATTAACAGCACTAATATTTCTGAACATTATAGAATTATAAATGAAATGGATGGCAAAGTTACAGTTAAGTTTGGAGATAATATTAATGGGAAAGCTCCAATAGATGGTTCAGTTATTACAATTAAATATATCGATACTGATGGATTAGATGGTAATGTAACATATTCTGATAAAATTACTACTATAAATGATACAATTTATGATGAGGATGGAACCTCAGTCACTGTAACTGTAACTAATCCGGATTTATTTCTTGGTGGAGATGCTGAAGAAGATATAGAGGAAATTAGATATGAAGCTCCAAGAGTTTTTAAGACAGGAGATAGAGCAGTTTCAAAAACAGATTTCATATCTATATTAGAAAATTATTCTGGTGTTGCATCTGCTAATGTTTGGGGAGAAAATGAAGAGGCTTTAGCAGCAGGATTAGCTGTTGATTATGAGATGTTAAATAAAGTTAAGATGTGTATTGTATTACAGGAATGGGAATTGCCTGGTACTACTTTTAAGGCAACACTTTCAGATTATATATATGATAAATCAATGTTAACAGTTAAATATGAATTCGTAGTACCAACTTTTCTTTTAGTAGTTCCTACTTTAAGAATTACAGTTGTGAAAGGAAGTTCATTATCTCAAACACAGATAGATGTAGAAGATGTTTTAACTGCTCAATTTTTGTTAGGATATACAACTAAATTAGGTACGATGATTAAATATAGTGAGGTAATTTCAGCAATTCATGATCTTGATGATGTTGCATATACAACGATGGATCTTGAAATATATAAAGTTCTAAGTGATAGTTATGATTCTTTTTCTGATTATGGTGTAGTATTAGATGCACTTGATGTTAAACCTGAATCAATTAGATTATTTGTAGATGGAACTTATGTAACTACAGATTCAGATAATGGTGATGGTACAGGTACATTTGATGGAGTTGTTGGTGGGTATACTATATCTAATAGTGATATAGATTATAGTACAGGTGTATTAACATTAGATATTAATCCAACTCCATCAGAAAGTATTTATGTTCGATATCAACAAGATGAAAATGATAATATAGTGCCTACGTTTAGGCAAATATGTAAATTGCATGACACAGATGTGGTTAATATTAAGGTAGAAAACTGATGGGAAAACATAATTTTTATGAAGCACTCTGGAATATAAAACATATTCGAGATGGTAAAGTTATCTGGGAAATAAAAGATAAGAAGAATATCCTTTGTGATGAAGGAGAGAAAGCGATTGTAGATACTTTCTTTAGAGCAAATGCTGCTACATACTTTGGAGTAACAGATTTTTATATTGGTCTATATAATGGAACAATTTCCGAAGCTACTAAATTAACAAATATTCCATCAGAACCCTCAGGTATAACTGGTATGGGATATTCCAGACAGAAGTGTGAAAGATCTTCTATTGGCTTTCCTACTCTTGAACAGGATGATGGAAACTGGAGAGTAGTTTCAAAAGAAATTGAACTTATTGCTACAGGAGGAGATATAGGTCCAGTTAATGGTGCATTTTTAGGTACATCTCTTAATAACACAGGTTCATTAATTGGAGCAATTGCAATGGGTACAGAAAGAACAGTTGTAGCAGGTGATAAAATTATTTTTCAAATGAGAATTAAACTTAAATAATTAGAGATATTAATGCCTACATTATATGAAAGTTATATTAGTGGTTCTGGAATGAGTGGTGCTTCTTTTGGTACAGCAAGAGATGCTCAGACTTTTACTCCACAGGTTAGCCATACTATTTCTAAAGTTAGTTTAAGTTTGCAAAAATTTGGTGATCCATCAGGTAATTATAATGTAGAAATATTTGCTACTGATGGTACCGGTCAACCTACTGGCAGTGTTTTATGTTCAGGAAGTATAGCAACTTCAAGTATTGATAC